CTCTTTCTGCATAATCTCTTTAGGATATACACGACCGTTGCGATTTTGTAAGTTAGACTGAAGAAATACACCTTCGATGTAGAGAGACTTTTTTCCGTCTTTCTCTTCAACGATGTACTGTACATCTTCTACCATTTCTCTAATTAGTTTCATTAACCTAGACTCCCATCTGCGTCTTGATGCTGATATGAACCATAGCCAGAAACCTTAGCAGTTTGGACTATGACTGTGCCGGTGCCTGTTCCACCAGAATCAGTGATGCCTACAACTATGTCATGGGTATTATGTCGATTCTCTGAGAAGCCATAGAACTCTAATTTACCTGACATATGTAAAGTGTGTAGTACAACGCTGTTACGAGTTACAGTTGCAGTAACACCACTGCCGAGCGACCAGTACAATGAACTAATGTTTACTACTTGGTCACCTGAAATAGTCTCTGTTGATTTCTTCAACGTACTTGATATATCAATAGTGCCAGCGGCTTGAGTTGAACCGTTTTCGGTAATGGCGGTTACACCCTGTACCTGTGTTAACTTGAGATTTGTGACTGTAGTCGCCATTAAATTGCCCCTTTATTCCTTAGTCGGTTGAGTCTGATTCTTCAGGTGCTGGAGCTAGTCCCATCTTTTGCATCTCTGCCGCATCGGGACCGTTAAACATGGTGTTGGTGACTTCTCCTTTACGGGCAGCTACTAGTTCATCAGCTTTGACGCCCATAATAGCATTGAATGCATCTTCGGCACCCGTTACATCTCCATCAGCCATCTTATCCATCATCTGATTTATATTTTCTTGTGATGATATACCATCATTAACTTCAACTTCAATTTCATTCTCTACTTCAGACATAATTATTCTCCTTCACTTGTTTGTTCTTCATCGGGTTCTCCAGACATATCTTTCTGGTGCTCCCTTTCGCGGTGAGCCTCTAATGAGTCTCCCACCATATGTTCTTCTTCAGGCACGTCTGCAATTTCATTAGCTATGTCTGAAATTTCTTTGTCAGTGAGTTTCAAGATATTCTTTTGAACGTATGACTTACTATATAGTGTGCCCATATAAGGCGCAACACCATTAAGAACTTCAACTCGGCTTCTAAGAATCTCTTGCTCTTTTGATTCAGTATAGTAAACATCAGAAGCAAAAGTATATTGCAATTGTTCTCTGATATTTTCCCAGTCTGCTTCAGTTATGATACCCTTCAACACCAACTGAGTCTTCAGTACATCATCAAAGATAGTAGAAAAACGTCTACGCAATTTGGCAATGAACTTAGTAAACTTCAACTCATCTCGTGTAATCTCAGCAGTACGTCCAAAGTTTAATCCACTTTGGGCTTCTAGCCTTGACATTGGTACATTCAATGACTGATATAGCTTGCGTTGGAAGTAATCTACGTCTTCAATCTGACCTAGACTCTGACCACCAGGCAATGTTTGAATCTCAGTTCCTCTACCACCTTCTTTTCGTGGGAGCCAAAAGTCTTCAAGCATTGACATAAACTTTTTATCATCTCGTATCTCACCAGTACTTGCATCGTATACGAGTTTATTGCGATATCTGTCCATAATATCTTTTAAGTATTGTTCAGCACGACCCGTTGGAAGATTGCCCACATCTATATAGAAGATGCGTCTTTCTGGTGCTCGTGTGATACGATATATCACTACGGCATTTTCCATCATTCTTAACTGGTTAGCAGGACGAATAGCTTTGTGTAGATAAGACAATGGCATATTTTTGTCTTGGTCTACTAATCCAGAAGTGCAATATGTAATTGCATCTTTGGTTATTTTTATAGCCTGATCTTGGGTTGATGGTGTACTGATCTGCCCAGCTTTTGCCGATATGCCTTTATCGTTATATATGAAGTATTCGTTAATTTCTTTTATAAAGCTAACGCCTTTTTCATCTTTAGCTTTCTTGACATTACGCACTTTGTGGATCTTTCTGGGATCAATATAGCGAATGTCTTTGATGCCATCTCTAGGCTTAGCAGTATCAATTACTTTATGAAAGTAAACTCTACCATCAATATACCAACGTCTAAAGTAATCTTGCGCTCTATCGTTGAAATTCATCATTCGGATTACATTATCAAATTCTGTCTGAATAGCTTTCTTGACAGTAGCAGATTGTTCAACTGCATCGAGGTCTAGCTTGACAGGTTTCTCATCGTCTATGTTTGAAATGCTGTCGTTGATAATATCTTCTATTGCTGAGTCAACATCTGCCATCATAGAGATGTCACGATATCTCTTTATACTTTCAGCTTCTGAATTAGCTTGACCGTCAAGGTCCATGTAGGTGCCGTAGTGACCACCCGCGTTTATACTTTCAACTGCACCATCAGAGTCAGGCGCTACAAAAGATTTCTCAGTTGTAGGCGCCTTCTTCCGATTAATTTCATATCCAAATAATTCCATAATATTATCCTATTCCAGCCTAAGCTACATCGTAATGAGTGTACTGGAAGGTCACTGTAAATTCTTCAAAGATATCATTCTGCGCGTATTGCAGTGCGATTTCTGACATGTTGATTGGAAAACTATTTTTAAGTGTATAAGTTCCACCTGGCAAAACTTCATCATTGCGGTCAAGATGTTCAACAATTAAATCAGCTTGATAGTCTCTAGGAGTTAATACACCTTCGTTAGTTGTTCTATCATTCATTCCGTTCATCCACTCTTCCATGGGACGGCGTAATGTAAAGTTAGAATCATTGACGATAGTAATTGTCCAAGGATCAAAAATTCTTTCTCCAGCCATTTTGATCTCACGACCACGGTACTGAATGATTGCAGGATTCACGTTGGAAGCTGGCAATGCCGCTCCCGTCACGAGAAGACTGTACGATGGATCAACACCTACCACATATGATGGAAAGGCTAAGCGAACGCGGAACTGATTTGGTCTAGCTCCACCAGCACCTAGTCTCGCCTTAAATTCTTCAATATTCATTTTTTTCTCCTGTCTGAATACTTCTATTTATACTGGCTTTAGGCACCAAGTTCTTCAAAAGAGATACCAGTTCGTGTAGCAACAAATGTCAATGTAATAAAGTTAATTGACTTTGCAGGCTTGACGAATATATCTGCCCTGAACTCATTTTGATCTATGATTTCAGCAGTGTTGTTTGTTTCATTACACACCACTCGGAAGTCATAAATCCCGCGTCTACCTTGTACATCTCGTAAGAACGGTTCGACCAGTGATCTGAACTGCGCTCGTGTAAATGCATCGTTAAACTCAAACAACTGAAACTTGGCAGCAGTCGCAACAGCTTTCTCCAGTACAATAAACAACCGGCGTACATTGATTCGGTTGAATGCTGAAGGCTTAGCAAGAAGAGTCTTGTCTCCGAAAAGAACTATGCCGTTGCCAGGAAATCCAACAACTGGATTAATGCCAGCAGAGTAAAGTGTATCTCGCTCTGACTTCTTAGGTGACCATGCTAACTTAACAGCATTCTTGATCACACCGCGATTATAACCAGCAGGAGAGAACCATGGATCATTTGATACGTCTGCAACAACACAAGTACCAGCAATATCACCATTCAATGGGACGTAAACATAGCGGTCATTGTAACGATCATACATGTATTTCCAGCCGCTATCCATAGTAGCATAAGAACTGCGCGTAAGAGCCGAGAGATCCGCCTTAACAGCCGTTACTTCCGAACCAACATTGTTTACACATGATGCTCTTAGTGGCGATACGAATACCATACAGTCTTTGCGAATCTCTGCTACGTTATCAATTGCGTAATCAGCAATAGCCATCGAGTGACCAGAAGTCATTATTAATGCTACGTCAACTAATTCATCGTTGGAAAGTAGCAAGTAACCCGATTGTAAGTCGGCAGAGGCAGGAGCCGCGTCAACCCCAAGAGTTAAAGATACTGTATGATCTGCGGAGACTTGTTGAATACAGGCGTAAGTAGCTTCGGCAGTTGCAAGATTGCCCCAATCAGTTCCTATAGCCAAGTGATCCATAGACCAGATGTACTTTGAACGCTGATTGATTACATTCTTGTAGTAATTGCTTTGATTTACATCGTCTTTAGCATCGGATGCTTTAGAGATACCTGCAAATTTTTCAATAACAGTACCAGCAACACCGGTAAATTCTCCATCTTCATCTATAACAACAGCATGCATTTCGTCTAGTGTAGTACCTGCCGAAAGACCGTACGTTGTAGTACTTGGGACAGAATCAAACTGACTCGCATACGGCCAAGCATCGGTCAACACTGTGGTCGCAGTTGCTCCGCTTCCAGTGCCGTCTGTAATAGTAGCAGTAGGTACACCTGTGTATCCTGCTCCCGGGAAGACAACAGCAATTGCAGTAATTGCACCACCAACGACTGTTGCGGCTGCAGTTGCAGTAGCCGTGCCAACGTCAGGCGCAGATATTGTTACCGTGGGAGTATCAGAGTATCCTGATCCAGCAGCGGTAATAGTCAACGACTTTAATGAAGTATTAGTGTATGAACCAAAGTCTGCGATAGAAACTTTCAAAGAGTTTCCTTTAGAACCTGCATACTTTGCCGCGAACGGACCAACAGATCCTTCACCTGCTGAATACGACTCTTGAAATTGTTCTGAGTTTTTAATTACAATAGCAGTACCAGAAGAAACTGCGTTTCTTGCGGCATCGCCAACTTCTCGAATCACAAGACAGTTACTGCCATATGCTAAGAAAGATGAAGTTGTCATAAAATCTAAGAAGTTCGCTGTGGTTGGCTTCCCAAACACTGCTACTAAATTGTTTTCTGAATCTATACTTTGTATTTGATTTGCAGGACCCCAGTTGTAATCACCTACGATGCCACCGATAGTGGTAGCGACCGCAGGCACGACATTGGTGAGGTCTTGTTCTCTTGTCAGAACTCCGGGTGATAGCTGAAAAGCCATGTTATTCTCCTCGTTTGAATTACGGTTATTATCATATATTCCTGTTATTATTTATAAGTTCTGCGTTTTCTCTCTAGTTCAATGCCATTTGGGCTGTTCGTCTGCCCACATCCACACATCACCTGCTTCCACAAAAACTTCTTCTTTCTGACCATCATCAATAAGCCCAAATGGTGTTAGGTCTGAGGCAATCATACCCATCTGCGAATTATACAGATTGTCCCTCATATCTACACTAGTTAAATCTTTGAAGAACGTATTAGTCGTTAACCAAGAAAATAACACCAGACACATAGCAAGGTCGTCATTATAACCTTCGTCTGCAACAAAAGTACCATTCCTTTCAATAAAAGTAGACAACTCAGAGATACAATCAGCATCGAATATCAATAGCTTCTGTTCTTCTATCAACGCTTTAAGTCCAAAGCATCCCTGTCTCTTAACAGCCTTAGAGGTTCTTACTCCGAGACTTGATTTCTTACCGAAGCCAGGAGATACATATTGCTTATTGTTCTCTTGTACCACACTAAAAATATTTTCATACTCCAACTCTTGATGAAGTATATCTACCACCTGTTGTCCTATGTCATTAGTTTCAACGAGAACAAAAGCCTCATTGTAATCTTTAGCTACTTTGTGAATGACATTAGGATATAGTAAAGGAGATATTTTATTGTTCTTGTACTTACCTACTAACCTGAACGGCATCTCAGTAATATCAACTATGATAAATGCACTGAAGTCTCCTCCTATGCCTCTAGATGTGTCAACTACTGATACATAATATTTATCCTTTTTAGGTTCTTCATATAACTGAAGACCATCTTTCTCGTATATTGGCTCATATGAACTCATTCTACCAAGTGACTTACCATTAATAAGAGTGTTAGATGATCCTAAAAATTCACATAAGACTTCTTGGTTGAACTTCAATTCACCCAATAGATTAAGTTGTTCTTGTGCCCATTTCTCATCTCTACCTGGAATTCTAGAATAATGAATGAACATATTCTTGAAGCCGTTCTTTCCTTTCTCAGCTTCGTTCCAGAATTTCCAGAAGTGATTGTATCCAAGAGGAGTAGAGGTAAGTAGAATTTTAGTTGTTTCACCAGCAGAGATTGTAGGATATACTGATGTAAAGAAGTCATCTGCCACGTTGTTGGGAATGATAGCGGCTTCGTCAATGTATAGCCAGTTAACAGACTTACCACGAATACCAGAGGCAGTTGTTGCAGCCGTAAACACGACTGATCCATTCTCTAAGTCTACGTTACCTTTGTTCCAAGTCTTAACACCTTGTTGCATCCAGATAGGAAGATTCTCATACATTATCTGATATCGACTTAGCACTTCGCGCGCCGCGGCTGTCTTGTTCGCCATAATGGCAACAGTTTTACTGTCATTGAATATGGAGTAATGGAGAATACATGCGGCAGCGGTAATTGTTTTGCCTTGCTGTCTGCCTTCCATTAAAATAGCTTTACGCTCACTCATAATAAATGCGACTTTTTCTTTCTGGCAGTCGTATAATATAAAAGGTTGTAAGCCACGGTCGAGTGTAACAATCTTGCAGTATGTCTCAATGAAATAAATTATGTCGCCTTTACACTTCAGATATTCAGCAATCTGATCTGGCTCAAATTTATGTGCATAACCAACTGGTTTTAGATTTGGATTACCGTGATAACTAGTTTCAATCTGACTCATGATTTATTGTCTTCTCTTGTTCCTTGTTGATCATCTTCAACAATTCTGAAGTGCTTCCCACAAAAAGGTTATTGGTAGTTCCACCTGTACTGGCTTGTTTATTATCAAGTTTATCTATTTTCATTTTCTTCTCTTGAATCTCCATGATATCTTTAGCACCTTCTGCCATAGATTTAATCAATTGACCTGCTACCTCAAATGCCCGAGGATTGTCGCTGTTCTGTGCGATACCCAATATGCCCTGGATAGCCGATTCATTATATGCCATAGACCTTTTCATTGCCATACGTGCTTCCTCAAAATCGTCCTGAACTTTATCATCAGTAACGACTTCTGCAGGAAGTTTTGGAGATTTTAGTTGCTCTAGATCGGTCTTCTTCGTTTCAAAAGTAGCGTCTAGTGCATCGAACACTTTATTAACCATAATTTGTTATCCATAATCTTGCTCAAAGTCTTCAACAAACTGATATGCATCAGAGGGTCCAGGGATTTCTTTGAATCTATTAGGCTCTTCTATTACAACAGTTGGTGCTTCACTGTAACCGGAGCCGGCATTAGTTATTACGAGTTTCTTAATTTTAGGTCCTTCTAGCACTGCGACCGCGGTTGCCGTGCCTTCAATGCTTACGTTTGGAGTGAATGTATAGCCGTCTCCCGCATACTGCATTTGAAGATCGGTCACAGCACCACCGGTAATAGTTGCAAGGGCTGTCGCTCTGGTATTACCAACCTCAAAACTTTGCCTATAATATTCCCCCGCTAAGTCAGGATTCTGCCAAGTGGTTGCAACTGCTTTGCGTATCAGACCTTGGGTGTCTACAAATCCATAATAGTTTACTTTCATCACGAAATTAAATGTCCATATGATACTTTGTCTCGTATCGTATTGACCTTCATAATTATCTTCGTATGATATGCCTTCCAGAATAATCTTAAGGTCTCTTTTAATTCCCATCTCTGGTAAATCATTAACCGTAATATTGAAGTCTGGATTAAACGTGGGCATTATCTGTTCTGCTATCTGCAACGCATCTTCTTGATTCTTTGCGAATACATATAGTGACATGCCAATATCATATGGAGTAGAAACGAATGATGTGTTTGCATTGATTGAATCAGTAGAAGACATCGAAACATTTTTTCTAATTGGAGATATCTTTCTCGTTGTGTCGTATTGAAAACCAGTAATCTCAAATCCCATTCTAGGTAAAGTAATAGCTACTTCACCACGAGAGTCGGCATCTGGAACTGCATTAATTCTGGAGAGGAACTTGTCTTTTTGAGAGTAAGCCAGCGGCACTCTCAAAGACTGAACTTCAACACCCGCTGAATCTTTCCTAGATATTTGAATATTATTAAAGATAGTACCAAACGCCACGATTGCTCTCTTCGTGGTCGAGTGGTAAAATTGTCTATTCTTAAACATTATAAGTCACCGAATGGGTTGCCTTCAGAAAAATCTAGAATATCAGTGAACGATTGGAAGTCAGCATTGTCCGTGTTGGCGAGAGATTTCTGTGTCGCAAACTCTTCTAGTATAATTGTATTACTGCGCTCCGTCACAAGTATGTTACCATCTTCAGTCTTCAACTCATACTCTAATGTATTTGCTGAATTAATGTCTTCGATATTATCTATGTCAGCAATTCCAGTATCAATCTTCTCAGAACTGTACTCAAACAATTCACAAACTAATTTAAATACATATATCTTGCCTAACTGATAAAATGGATTCTGAAACTGCACCATTTTAATTTCAAACATTGATCCAGTCTTGGAAAAGTAGAGTAAATCTCCCTCTGCTGGTCTCGCAGTTAATTGAAACGTGCCGCCTGATGTCGCTACCATTTGTTCCCATCGTCTTTTAGATAAGACAAAGGTTGCTTGATCTCGTATCTCTAATCCAAACTTAGCGAATAGTTCACCTTCGCCTTCAAAGCCGTCAACATTCTCAAGATACATTTCAAGAGGATATTGCTGGGTGTATTTGGATAACGAATCTTCATCAAATATTGTATCTCGATTTACAATGGTTCGAGGAATATATGCGATGTCATGTCCATAAATTTTCAAACTTTCGATGACCAAAGACTCGACTAGACGTTGTTCGCCTGTCGTGCCTGAAGTGTCACCATTTTGAAAGTAAAAATTAGTAGCCATTGTCTATTTATCCTATCATAAAGGCTGGAGGCAGTTCATATTTCATTTGCATCTCTTCCTCTATCTTATCGATCTCCGCCATAGCTTCTTGAAATAACTCTGGACCATTTAGCGTTACGCCACCTGGCAATTGAATTCCACCAAACTTCTTCATGTTCTCACCCCATTGTCTTTTTATAAGAGCAGTGGTGTATTTCTTCAAGAACATATCATCATACACTTCTGTGTATGCCGATGGATCTATAATAGAGTATGCCTGTGCAATCAAATAGTCGCCTGGTCTAAAAGTTAAATTCCAATCAGTGTCAACGTAGAGTCTATTTGTTTTTCTGTTCCAACGTATCTGTCGTTGATTGACAAATATCTGATCAAGTGTTGACAGATGAGACTTCATCATGCTATAATAGGTCATGTCAGCCGCAAGCAAATTATGCATGTCGTTCATTCTAAACTGATAATTAAGATTGAATAAATTATTAGTTGACGTTGAACCCTGAGTTCCACCAAATGGGAATAACTTAATTATAGTTAATACAGAAGTTGAAATAGGAATATATTGATTCTCTAGATCGCCTGCAATGTGAGGATTGGATGAGATAGTGGTTGCAGTAACACCAGATTCAGATCCAGTGATAGTTTCACTAGCAGTGAATGTGCCTGTTACTCTACGAACTATGAATGCTGTGCCTCCCGCTACGGTAGACGTATCTATTTCAGCAGTTG